TAGACCGCTCGGGGACTTGACAGCGAAAGAGCCGGGGGTTGCGCGGCCGGAGGCGGTTTTGGGGGTGGAGAAGGAGACTAGCCGACGATGGCGGTGAGTTGGAGGATGCCGGTGGCTAGTTTCGAGTCGCCGTCGATTTGAACAGAGGGAGCTGTAACGGTGTGCCACCTGAGATCAACAACACAAGGGAGGATCTCTCTCATGTTGTTGAATTCACCAATCGCAATTCATGTTGGCGAGGTTAGGCATGTCCAGAGACACCATATCGGGATTAAGGATAGTTTCAGTGAACAACTCACGCACGTCCTCCAAATCGAGGTCGTACTGCAAGCAGCACCATCTTCCAAAATCCCAATCGGATACTTTAACCTTCTCATTGTGGATAGCTTTTACGATCTGTTCTAAAGACAAGTTGCTGGTCTTGGTAAACCAGGTCAAGTCTTGCAATTTGACTGCAGTCTTATCGTCCTCCATTTCGTACCTCTCGAGGAAGATCCGAGAGAGAAATGGGACGTGTCTGCATTCATATGCATATGACAACGCTTTGCCCGCCATGTACGCGGAGTCAGAAACGTCATCATTGATCGTGGCGCGCACATTGAAGCGCACCAGCATTTTTCCGAGAAGTGGAACCATGCATTTAACGTCAACATCAGTGAAAATGCGACGACTCAAAAATGTGGCAGCGCCATCAGCGCGCGGCGACTTGGCCTTGAGAACCATCTTGAAATCGCACACTGTCTTCACCCAAGCATCGAGCGAGAACCGTTTAAGGATCCGCGCGAGCAAGTCATCACCAAGAACCAAACCACGAGCGAGCACCGGACATGCTCGCAATTGTGTTAGGTTCATGCCCTTCTTGACGGGCGGCTCGAATTTCGCGCCAGCAATAATGTGTTGCTGCCGCCTGACGGCGACAGCAAACATCGTTGCATTGTACAGCGAATTCCGAGGGGTGGTGGAGGTGGTGCCAGTGGGCAATTGGTAGGCCATTTTCGCGGAGAAACCAAATCTTTTATTAACAACCGTGTATTTTTCCAAGTCGAGTAGCAATTTACGGAACCACATGGGCATTCCGAGTTTAGCTAACCATGCATCATAAATAAGGGCAACCCTCGACCGTTGTTCTCTGTCATTGCGAGAAAAATCGCCTTCGATCGTCTCAGTTAGTCGGACGTCGTCGAACAAAAATTCGCAAAGACGAACATCAGTCGTCTTGTACCCGTATTCAATCAACACATCGCCGATTGGACACTTCAGGACGCGCGTCAAGTGGACGGCGCGTTTCATTACTTCTTTCGAAGCGGGACCGGTCGCAGCGTTGAAAGGACGATTACCTGCGTATATGAGCCGGGGGGCCCACGTAGGATCATCACGCTTTATAAGACACTCTTGCTTAACAGAGAGGTCTTTGCGTCCAATGTAGGAGGCAGATGCACCAGGGATTTCCTCATAGCCATCTTGCATATCGCGGATCTTGGCGGGACTGAAATCAGCTAACCACGCTTGGCGGTCAGCATCATTTTCATCCCACAGGTCAAATAGACCATCAGGTATCTCGTCGATTATCTCCATCGCCTGTCGAAAAGTATCATCTTCGATATCATCATCCGCACCAGCTTGCATGAAATTGGACCTTTTGTTAAAGGCCGCCATAAATGAGTCGAAATCATTCGACGTCACTAAGGGTGTGCACATGGAGTGTACAGCACCAAGCTGGTTGATCGGGTTGGGGGCGTCTTCGTAAGAAAACTTGCCTTCCCCCATGTGATGTTCGAGGATGATCTTAAAGTGTCGTTCAGCAACTACTTTCAGCCTGCCTTCCAATTCGTCAGAGACGTAGGAAGGGCCGGCATACTGGTTAAGAGTTGGCGCACCGATCAGGTCGTCACGCGCCCTCAGCTCCCGAAGAACAGCGTTCCGGTTGACAACGGAGTGGTGCTGGTGGGGCGAGGGGCGGTTTTTGGTCATATATTGTTTGGTTGTTTGATTTCTGTTGTTGGGGGTTGGGGTTGGGGTTAGAGCGAAGTAG